GTTAAGATTAACATGACCGCGCATGATCAGCGACTCTATCTCATCTTTAATCTTTGCAAGATCTCTCACGTATTGTTCATTAGTATACTTAATCATTTTAGGTACCCCACGAATTGCCAAACAAATTGATGTGTAATCTAGGAGAGAACTTATAACCTTCTCTCATACACAACTCTGCAACATTCTTTTCTGTCAACTCTTGACCTTCTAACGTCGCACCTTCTGGCATTAAAAATACATCCTCAATCTCTACACCCGCTTCTTCATAGGCTGCAAGGGCAGCTTCAACTTCAGCTAAATCGATCTCATCTCTAACAACAAACTTCAAGTTAATGTTTGAATTAAGCACTTTATTCATTGACAATAAGCATTCAGGATCAATAGTAACATTCTGATCTTCACCGGTTAATGATAACTTAGGAGATACCATCCACGTAACTTCAGTAAACATCGCGTTTGTGTTATTGAAATAGTCAATGAGTACCTGCTGTACCATCTTCGACCCATTAGTCTCAAACGTAAGATGTTCTAGATTCACTAATTCAGGTTGTTGGAACAACTCAACATAAGCTTTCTGCCAACCCAATAAAGGTTCACCACCTGTCATACACAAGTGAACATTATCCTCGAATGATAAGTTACCTGTAAGGAGATCTCCTAAATTTGACGCAATTTCATTAGTCTCAGCGAAAGGACTTAGATGTTTATACTTTTTACTCCATGATGCTGAAGAGTCACAGCCGATTTCAACTACCGGAAGGTCCTCTACTGATTTGATGTTAGTAAGATCTACCAGCATGTGAGGCATCTCTTCCTCAGGTATATGATTGTCTCTTGGTTGCCCGAACCCAGCGCATGTTAAATTGCACCCGAAAGTTCGGAAGAATACTGTTGGTGTTCCTACCCATTTACCTTCACCCTGTACAGAGTAAAAATACTCAGAATATCTGATCTTTGCCATTCACTTCTCCATTATATAATTTAAACTATCTTCATGCCACAACCGACAAAGAAGATATCTTTTGACAAAAAGTCAAGTCGTTGTGTTGATTTTGTATTTCGTACTGCCTCTCTAAAATGCTCTTGCTTTGACTTGTACTGGAAGTTGTCAATAACATCCAACAGCAAGTCTTTCTTAGCCTCTAAGTTTTGTTCAGCCCAAATTGCTTTAATCGTATCATCTGTAATCTTTTTCATGTTGCACCTTTCATTGTTAATATACTTATATTATACAACAAAACTAACCAAAGGTCAACGGAAAATCCGTATTTATTTTGTACCGATGTTATACTTAGGACAAAGTTCCCAATTAGGCTTCTCTTTATGAGAGATGATTTTGATTTGATTTAAAGGTGCAATATCACCAACAACACTTACAGTTTCAAGTAGTCCCCAATCGGACATTAATGTGACTATAGTGTTACGTCGGCCGACATCATTAACTGTTAAGTTAGAGGGCTTGCCGTCTAACAGAAACAGTTCTTTAAAATGTGTGATGAAGTATCTACCTTGCTTGTGTAATATGTGACACGACTGATATAGTTTAGAATCTCTCTTGCTAGCCACACCCATTCTTGTAAGGGTCTCTCTGATTTTTAAAAAATCGTCAGGTTGAGCTAATGCAACTTCTAACATAGCATCTGGGCTCCAATCAAAGAGCTCCTCTTGTTGATCCACCATGATTTATTTTTTCCTTTATTCTTTTCAATTCAATTGGGTTGAAAAGAGGTAAAACGTTTCTTGCCTTTTCGTTACTATATCCATAGTAAGTCTTTAAAGCATCAATATCATCAGACTCGGAAGCCTTGTTCCATTTAGAAAATCTTTTCCTCTTTCTAATGATATTTATAAGAAAGGAAAACTGAGGCTTACCATCGAGGTGATGATTGATATTCATCTCATTAGCATATAGCACAGTATCTGGGAAGTATGATAGACCACGATTAATCATAAACGCAGGGTAGTCTTTATTTTTTACATCAACATCCCTGAAGTGATAAAACGCGTTATTGTTAATGGCGTTTAAATACGAGAACGGATTACTAGTTAGCTCATTAGTATTCTTATTTAAGTGGTCCTTTGGAGTCACTTAAATTTACCTTGTGCCATAATCTCAGTGAGACAAGCAACAGTATTCAATTCATGATCTGCAACAAATGCATTCTTATATTGATATTCAGCTAACGTAATCACCAATTGAGGAATGTATTCATCGGACACATAATCCAACATGTTATCATAGATCATTCTGAATACTACAGCTGGTTCCATGTCGATATTATCACTTACCCATTTACGCATACCCTTGAAGTTCTTATTCTTTAAGTCAGCCATAAGCCCTTTAATAGACGTTTCAGATAAAGATACTAATATACCAGCATCAATTGTACCCGACATGCCATATCGTTGGAACTCGTTAATGACACGACGCCAATCAGGAATGTACTTCATAATCAATTCAGCAACAACTTGTGGCTCAGCCTTAACATTCTCCTGTTCAAGGATGTATGTTAATCTGGTCATGAACATACCTGCGAGCTCAGCTTTATTGCCAACGTTAAATTCATACACAGAACATCTTGAATGAAGAGGCTCAATGATCTTATTCTTGAAGTTACAAGTTAAAATGAACCTACAGTTGTTAGAGAATTCTTCAATGAATCCACGTAATGCAGGTTGAGTAGATTGGGGGTTTAAGTAATCAGCCTCATCTAAAATGACTACTTTATATCCTCCCTGTAATGAAACAGTTGAAGCGAACTGTTTGATTTTACCACGAAGAGTATCAATGTTACCATCTTCCGAACCATTGACTATGATATAATCGAGATTGAGCTCTTTACATAAAGCACGAGCAACAGTAGTCTTACCTACTCCCGCAGTACCTGTAAACATCATGTTAGGCAATTCACCAGTTTCTACTATCTGTTTAAACGTATCCTTCAGTGGTTTAGGTAAGATACATTCGTCAATAGTAGTTGGTCTATATTTTTCAACCCACAAGAACTCTTCTCTTTTCATTTACTTCTCCATGATATAATTAGGTGAGAGTTTCATACACACTACTCTCAAAGTGCTCAGAGGCAGGAGGTTTACACCTTGGCCTTGTATTCTTTATTATACACTATTACCGTGTATAAGTCAACAGGTTACGATCCTGTAATAGATTCGTATAAGTCTTCTACATCGTTATTAACAGCTGTTACTTCAGCAAGGTTTTGCTTATAGTAAATGTTGACAACTTTACGTAAATGCTTCTTATCAATGCCGTGCTTCTCATTAAGACCCATAATAGCTTCTTTAATGAATTCACGCTCTCCCTCCATTCTAGTGAGGGAGTCCGAGCAATCTTTAATTACTGTTAAAATGTCTTTCTTATCTTGTTCTGTTAATACCATTTGTATCTCTATTATATAATTTGGTGGGCCTACTTGGAATTGAACCAAGACTCTGCCGATTATGAGTCGGAAGCATTAACCAGTTATGCTATAGGCCCGGAGCGGATAGTCAGAATCGAACTGACCTTCATGGGTTGGAAACCCATTGTATTACCGATATACGATACCCGCGATTTACTACTTAATCTTCTTCTTCTTCTTCTTTAGGTTCTTCTTTTGGCTTATTAGCATCAAGGAATGCTGTTAAACGATTACGTACAGTACCAACATCGGCTAATTCAGCACCTTCAAAAGCACCTCGTTTAGTCACAATATCAATGATCTGGACACATGCCGCAATATCAGATAATCCAATACCAGCCACATCTGCTTCTGTATTTGACTCTTCTACTTGATTTTCTTCACTCATTTTGTTTTCTCCTACTTATTATCTAATGCTAACCAATACAATGTATCACCAGCTGTTACGGATGCAATTGACTTTGATGAAACATCAAAAGCGTATGCATCACTATTACTAAATTTAAAATTGTTAATGTTAAACACAAAACTAAATTCAGATTCAATACTACCGTTAGACCTAACGGATAGCTTAAATTCGTTTGAGGTATTATTACTAGTATCAGTCACAGTAAGATCAACCTCAGATGATCCATTTGGAGTTACAACCATGCTAGGCACATTCAATGCTGAAGATGCTTTGCGAATGGTCATAAGCTGTTCATGTGTAATGTTAAACTTAACAGCAGAATCAGGCATCTTAGGTTCATTCTTAGCAACTACTAAATTGCCAATCTCTGAGAAGAAGTATTTGATACTAGATGTGCCATTACTGATAGCCACAAACTTCTTATTTTCATCAAAAGCCAACTCAGGATCTTCAAACATTCCTACTGCTGATAAGAACTCAGGGAGATCGTAGATTCCAAAGTCATAGGGAAACTCCTCTAAGATTGGCGACTTGGCCATGATGTTTTTAGACACCCCAACGGTCTTTAACACCTTATCGGTAGTACAAGCTATGTTAGCGTTAATTGTAGCAAAGTTCTTTAGAACTTCAATTGTTTCGTTACTTAAAACCATGATATATTTCTCCTTTTCAATACACTATATTATACACTATTTCGATGATAAAGTCAACAGCTTAATAACCATAATCTGTAGTACCAGTATCATTTGGATATTCTCCAACACTCTTCACTGTAGCATCAACTTTTGTGTAAAGATCTAAGAAAGCATCTCTGGTGTCATCATCGAAACGATTGATACACAGTTGAACAGCCTTATCTCTCTTACCAAAGATGCCAAACGTTTGAACAATGTGGCACAAACGTCTTGTTGAGATTACCTCATCAATGCCTTCATCCTCATAAGTCTTACGAATGGTATCGGCCCAACCAATTAATAAATCAGCAAATTCATCATCAACCGAGTTAAACTTCTCCATGTGATTCATAAGAATTTTCTTCTCTGTCTTAGGTGTTGGGTACTTCTGTTCAATTGTAATTGTAAAGCGTTCTAAGAATGCCTCATCTAAAATTGTAGCAGCAGTAAAGCGACCATCATCAGAACCTTTACCTTTAGTATTGGCTGTAGCAATCGCATTAAACCCTTTAGCAGGTTTAACAACTTCACCAGTCTTCTTAATAAGAATTGGCTTACCCTCTAAAACTCCTTGAAGAGCCATAATCTTATTAGTTCCACGATCGATTTCGTCGATCAATAATATAGCACCAGCCTCCATAGCTTTAATCACAGGACCTTTTTGGAACACTGTTTCACCATTCAATAGTCTAAAGCCACCAATCAAGTCATCCTCATCTGTTTCAGGTGAGATTTGAACTCTTACATACTCACGACCAGCTTTAGCACAGGCTTGTTCAATCATGAATGTCTTACCATTACCTGATAAACCTGTCACGAACGTTGGGTAGAATTCTCCCGACTTAATAATTTTTGATATGTCAGTTGAGTTTCCCCAAGCAACAAATGTATCATCAATCTTTGGAACGTAAACTTCATCATTAGATACAGATGACACTCCAATGTTTTGTACTGTTGATTTAGCTGATCTGAATGGAACTAGTGCTGCTTCTAAGTTATACACTCCACGTGAAACTTTAGGAAATCTCCTAACATGAGCAGCAGCTGTGTGCTTACTAACTCCAAGTTCAACTGCAACACCCACAACATCTTTTACTGTAAAATTTACTTTGTTATCCATTTCTGCTAACTTCTTGATCACTTGATTCATAATGTCTTACTCCTTTTCTGATTGTTATAATTACATTATACTCTAAAACGATGGAAAGGTCAACAATTATTTTCAGTTAATTCCCATCTAAATAATGTGGGTACTTTAAAGACTACCCAGGTCTATCATATCACACTAACTCTTCTACCACTCCTAACACCTCTGCTGCGATGAGCAAACTAGCTGCCCACACAAGTGAAAACGGCAATACCGCATATCCTAGGAATCTAAATCCTGATTTAACAAAACTTATAAATTGATGCTTATCTGCATCAGGGTACTCATTTAACATATTACTCCTTACGCTGCTAACGTATCTGTTATTGTTGACACCAATTTCTTAGTGTGTTTCTTACTCTTACTAAAGCTTCTAAACTGCTTCTTAATATCCTTAATGGCGATATCATTACCGTTTTTGTTATCTTTAATTTCAAACTCATCATCACTTCGTTGACCAACTTTTACTACCGACCACGTATCATATCCACACGCATTTTTAGCACTGATAATACCTTCGCTGTTGAACTCTCTATATTTGAGGTTGCTAGCAGCGTAACTACCTTCACCAGATTTACGAATTTTGTAATACCCCTCTTTGAAATCATACTTACTTTCAGCTAAGAACAAACACATTACTGTTGCTCTAGTTTGTCTCTTCATCTCCTTAACACAGTTTGTGTATAGCTCATCAGTGCTAGAACCCATCACAGCCTTACCATGGAAGTCCATAACAACTTTTGATGAGGTTATATCGCTGTAATTATCGTCATAACCTCTCTTAACGTCAATGTAATTAGCATCACCATCAGTCAATACAATAATGTTGGTGTTTTGAATAGCATATCTCGCTTGAAACTTCTTAACAATGGTTGTCAGTAACATAGTGGTTTCGATTAGAGGAGTTGAACCCATTCTCTCGTATGAACATAAATCGTTGTAATTAACACCCGACTCATACCACGCATTTGAATCTCCAGATAAAACAGCAGCAGTAAAGAAGTGTTTAATACTAGTATTATATTCGCTCTTAGATAACATGTTGTTAGTTATCTCAACCAACTTTACACGATCAGCTCCTAACATAGATCCAGCTGTTTTAAAATCTCCACTTAATGTATTATTTGATCCTGAAGTGAATGTATAAATTTCGAATGGAATATTAACCCTCTTGCAAAACTGAGCTAGTATAATTGTTTGCTTAACAACGTCAACTATGATTCTAGTCATTGAACCTGACCAATCAACTGCCATTACAATACCATGATTCTTGGCTTGGGCCAATTTAGTAACAGTCTTGAAGATGTCTTCAGAGTACTGGTACTGGTGAAGCTTATTGACGTCTAACGAACCCTTCTTAGCTGTTTGTGAACGACTGTATTCGAAAGCAGCTTTCTTACGCTCGAACTCACGAGCCATAGCCATCACAATCTTTTTTGAATCGTTCATGAATTCGTTATATTTGGTGTTAATATACTCCGACTCATATACCTTAGTGTTAATATTACGTTCCTTACGGGCAGCTGACAGCTGTTTATAATCGATTACTAACTTGTTAATATCAGCATCCTTCAAACCGTTACAGAATGCTGGTTGCTTACCTTCTTCATCCTTTTCTAATAAGTCTGATGAATTGCTTCGTTGAGCTTGATCTGTTAGCGACTCACTTTCATCGATTGGAGTATCACCTGATGTTCCTTCAGTCTCTTCGCAGATATCATCACCTGATTCCATTGGCGATCCTGTTTCATCCGATTGATCACCAGTTGTGTCATTTGTTTCTGTGTCATCATTTTCTTCTCCTTCTTCTTCTTCTTCTTCTTCATAATCTTCTTTGTTTGCTAAGTAAGTATTAATCTCTTTACAAGCGTTTAATACATCATCCCAAGTTTCAACAGCCATTGCTAAATCTACAAACAGTTGTTCAGTAGCATCAAATGATACTTCAGCATAACCTCGGCCTTTAGATTGGATGTTTAGTTTATCCATAAAACCATACTTAGTAAGGTCCTTTCCTACAGTACCAAATAGATCATCATCAAATAGTGTCTTATAACCACTCTTAAATGATTTAACGATACCAGGGTAAGTTCTTTGAATTAGTTTTTCGATGCGAATGTCTTCAATGATGTTGATCATTGAGCGTGGAACACCAGGGATAGTCTTATCTGAATCGTGCCAGCCATCAGCTGGTGTATATAGTGCATGTCCAACTTCATGGCCAACTAATAAGTCGTGAACAGCTTTGCCTTTGTCTGCCCACAATGGAAGACTAAGGACTCTATCAACTACGTTGAATGATGCTGTCTGAAAGTTGCCGTGTTGAACCGTAAGGTTCTCCTTTGCCAGCAACTTTGCTAAATGATCTTGACTTTGTAAATTCATAACGTACTCCTTTTCTGATTGTTATAATTACATTATCCACTATTTTAATCAAAAGGTCAACAGTTAATTTACTTTATTTACATCTAAATAGTAAGCTCTTTAAAAATAGTTGATGACGCCAATAATATTGATCACTTGGAATATCATTTGCATAGTAACAAAGTGATACATCTTCTGTCTATATCCCATGATGCCTAATGCTACACCAGATATCATAAACATAATGAAACCCCATTTAGTGTATATCGTATTAGATGCTATCAGTAAAGCTCCAGCAATACCCGATACAGCACCTATGATTTCCATTAACTTATTCATAACAACTGAGAGAAGTTGTTAGGCTTGCTGAATGTAAGTTTAGCATCTAACTTGGACTCTAGTATGTCAGGCTTATGCGATATAATGAATGTGTTGGTATCATCCCCCATAGAATACAGAATCTTCATTAGATTATCAACACCATCATCATCCAACGATGAGTCGAATGTTTCATCTAGTATCAACAGATTAGTATTGGTAGAGTTCTTCATTTGTGCGATCTTACGCCACGCAAACAACAGTGATAAATCTATACGCATCTTCTCGCCTTCTGAGAAGTTAGCATATACAAATGAATCCCTATGACGACTCTTAATAGTTTCAGTGAAGCTCTCATCCAGATTAAATGATACAAAGAAGTCTAGTGTTTGCAAATACTGATTGATTAGAATATTCATTGCAGGCAGATACTCTCTAATAACCTTAGTTCGAATGCCTGAGTCCTTCAACAATTCTTGAGCTATATCATTATACATAGATTTCTCATTTAACTCGTCCAAGTCGTCTCTATATTCATCTGCTTGAATTTGAAACAGACTCAATTCAGATTCTTTATCAGTTAAATCCACCAACTTAACATCAGCCTTCTTTGTTCCCCGCAGCATTTCTATACTTGACTGAATACTAGATGCCTTACGCTGAGCTGCTGCTAACCTATCTAGCTCTACCTGAAGTTCCATTATAGCATCAGAATTATGCTGATCGTCTTGATCAATGGTTTCTTTGTCCTTAAGCAATATTTTAGCAGAGGCCTTAATAGATCTTACACGCTCATCCTTCACAAATTGAGATATAGACTGATTGCATGTAGGACACTCATCATTGTTCATATAAAACAAGTGTTCTTCTGTTAAGTTGGATATAGACTTTTTAATCTCGCCGGCCTGTGACATAAACTCTTTACTGATGTTAGTTAACACTTGCATTTGTTGTTTAGATACGGTGGGCCACGTAGAAGCTTCTTTGGATAATGCAATACCTTCTTCAGTCAACTTGTCTATGTCTGATTGAATAGCAGCATCTGCTGTATCATGATCATCAAGTTGAGACTGATTAATTGCTGTCATATCTGTTATGTGACTGGTTAAATATTGAATCTTGCCTTTAAGAACATCCAACTCAGCTTTAGCATCTTTACTTTTACCTCTAGTATCTGATACACGTTCCTTCAAGATACCTTTCATCTTACTGAAGATATTAATGTCCAACAGGTCTTCAATAACCTCACGTCTATGATTAGTAGACAACTGCATGAATGGAATAAATGAACTGGATCCTAGTACTACGATCTGATGGAATGATTTGTGATTAAGCTTTAATATGTTCTGTTCTAAGAACTTCTGATAATCTCTCACTGAAGCACTCTGATCAATCATACTACCATCTTGCCATATCTCAAAGTTATTAGGCTTAATACCACGTACAATCTTAAAGTCATGTCCTGCAGTATTGAACTCAACAGATACTTCAGTACCTTTGAGATTAACTGAGTTAATCAATTGATTCTTACTAACGTTTCTATGAGGCTTACCAAACAATGCAAATGATAATGCATCTAACATAGAAGACTTACCAGCTCCATTATGCCCAACCACAAGAGTAGACTTAGATGCATCTAATTGAATCTCGATTGCATTTGCTCCTGCTGACAGAAAGTTTTTGTATTTTAGTTTAGAAAATTTTATCATGAGATATCCATATCAAGTGCTTCATTATATAAGGTGTTCATGAGGGTCTTTAACTTATCCTTATCTAAATCGGTGTTAACCCCATCTATATAATTATACATTAAATCGGTTGTATTGTCAACATCTTCAATGGAAGTAATTACATTTTCTCCTAAGAATTCTTGGAAATTCTCTACAACCTTTAATTCATGAGTTTCTATATCTGCTAACTTATCAATGAACTTATCAAACATGAATGGATCATTTTTATTCTCAACAACAACTTTTATAAACTTATTAACATACATACTGACATCTTCTTTATAATAATCTACATCAGTATCATCATAATAAATCTTTTCAAATAGTGTGTTAGGGTTGCGCACCTTAATAATGTCTTTAGTATTGGTATCGAACACATGAAAGAACTTATCATCAGCTGAGTCAGCCCAAGTGAATTCCATTTGACTTCCTAGATATCTCACATTACCCACTTGAGATGCTACATGATAGTGTCCCGACAACACTTGATCGTAATGACTAAAGATATCAGCAGACATACCATGAGTCTGCACAACACCTCTCATTAACTCAAATCCTGATAACTCCAAATGAGACATAATAACTCCGTCATTCTTTCTAATGAAATCCATAGAGGTTTCATAGTTGTTAGCACTGATCCAAGGTAATAGATTGATATTGCATCCATCATATACAACAGATGTTGGATTCAT